GGTGGTTAGGCTCAAAATTCCAAATAGTGCTCATTATATATTGGAAAATAGGAGAGCCAATAACAGTTCTGAGCTTGTCGTTTTTCCATTTGCGAGGTGGGAGGGCTTCACCCTTAACAAAAACTGCAGAAACAGGCACCATTGAAGGAGAGTAATAGAAAGTACGTGCCCACAAATCTTTAAATTTGGCATAGCCACCAATTTCAGAAATGAAGGTGCTCCTACGAAATTTACGATTTGGATGTAATCGGTCCCGAAAGAAGGACCCGAGTGCATACTTCTTTTCCCAGAGACCAATAATAGTGTTGAAGCGCACTAATTGAGAATTCTCATAAATATCTTTAACAAGTGGCCAAATGTATTCAACCGGTAGGTTCGGGAAATTTATTTTAGGTTCCTTAAAATATCTAGAAGTACTCTCAAGTTCATTTTCGAGGGTGGCAAAAGACTCGGACCTTTTAAACTCGGGATAATCTTTACCAATTTCTTTCAATCTATGGTCAACATACATCCTCCGTTGATGAATGCCTGTTTGGAAGTCAGTACCAAATAGCACCCATTTATGGTGCCTATCAGGACCAACTTTTACAGTTTCCGGAGTGGTTTTGACGTTCACAGGCCACCCTAATTCCGCAGCAATTTTATATGTGGCATCCACCCCCTCTTTGTCAAAAGAAGGGGGAAGAGTGCGAATGTAATTTGGAAGTCCAACAGTGTCAATAAAGATTGACAACTGTTGGATGGTGTCTGTAAAAAGGGCATGCAATGTTGTGCGCCGATTTTGAACAGACAAACCACGATCTGACTGATATCTTAAAATTAACATATTTGCATCAAGAGCAATGATAAGGCAATTTAAATAAAATATGAGTAATGTCTCCCGGAAAATGATCCAATACTGGTCAAATCGCAGGGAGGGCGATTTGAACGTTGAAGCAAGGGACCAAATAAATTGGAGCCCCTGTTTCATGGAACCAGGATAAAACAACCACCCGAATAACCAGAGAATATGGAAAATCAGGAGTGTGGAAATGAACTTGATCATTTTCTTTAAAATATACCACCAAATGAGGATACCGTAAAGCAGCCTCATTTTCCAAGTAAATTTTGAAAGGTATAGTGAGTCCAGGAAGTTTACTGCAGGTGCAGTTAACTTACCGAGCCCATCAAGATATGAAGTCTCGTCTAAGCGAAGAACATGTCTGATGGGTTCATGGACCCAAAATACCAACAAATGCATCACACCGCGTGATGCTCCACTATAATAAAGGTTTACTTCATTAAAGTGGACAAGTACAAGCCTCTGAAGTAATAAACAAACATCATGAGGTAAGCTACAAAACAAACAAAAACAAAGTGCTTGGTGAAAAGCACTAAGCAAAAAGATTGTTTTGCCTGTGATGAGCAAAACACCCACCACAATCGCCAAAAGTGGCATAGTGATGAAAATGGATAAAAGAGCCAAAAAGGCACTAAATCCAATCAACAAACATATTAATTTGAAATAATATACCAAGGTATCCCGGAGCCACCGGGAACCAAGGTCAAATGAATCTGTTAGTTTCAGAACCATCTTCGGAAAGGGTTCGTCAATACTTAAC